GGCACTTAAGATGTCTCTCAGAAGTTTGTTGATTACAACTGAGGCGGTTGGAGAGACCACTCAAACGAGTGATCATCAAACATCATTTAGCACAAGAACGTATAACGAAATCAATGATAGACCTTCACTGAGAATAGAAAAGGATGGAGAAAAAGCATACTGTTTTAAAAATCTAGATCCAGTAAGATATGATACACGAATGGGAGAGTACCCGTTTGATTACGGTGGACAATCAACAGAAAATAATCAATTACAATTTGATCTTTTCACAAAGGATCTCAAAGCAGACACTGATATTGATTTATCTGATGATGTGAAAGATGATTTGAAACGGCAAATTATGGAATACTATCAACAAGGATACCGCGCAATTTTTTTAGTTAGACCTCAAAATCAAGAACAACATTATATAGCCAGTTATAGTTCAACTAATTTAAACTTCACATCACAGCCAAGTATCGGTGTTAACCTATCTATTTTAAATAAAATTCAAGAGAATAAATTATACATTTATTCCACGCAGCCACACATTCCTTCTGTAGGATGTGAGATGATAGCAAAAATATTTAGAACCGATATAGATAATGAAAATTCATTGATTAACTATTCAGCACCTGTAACGGTAACGATCTCAGTCACAAAAGCTACATTTGGAGACACATTTGTGTGCAATCATCCGAACATGAATTACCAAGATTTAATACCTACTATGACTAAAAATAGCATTTACCATGATGTTAAAAGAATAACTAAAATCCATGAATACATTAATAGTAAAAAAAAGAAGAAAAATAGCACTAGTAAAATAGGAGGAATTCAAATAGCTGAATCAAAAGACGGATTTTGGAAAATATTAACGAAAAATTATCAAATCAAACTCAAATTTGGTGTCGAAGGATATGGAGTTATGGGTGGCACATTTGGAAATTGGCTAATTGATAGTGGATTTAAAACCGTTGAGACAAATTATGAGTACCAGAGAAACGGGAAGACAATTAATGCAACAACGGTTGCTTCAGTTAAACCATCAAGAAAATGTGGAACTAGAAGTCCTGTATTTGGACAGTTACAGTTTTCAGGAGAAATGATGGTGTTATCACATAATGATATTCTAACTGTGTTCTATACTGAAAGGGAATGGGCTTTGTCTAATGCTATATATGCAAAAAACTTTGCAACGGATTTTAAAAGACAATTTGAAATAACTGCACAGTCAGATGAATTATTAGTTCGTACTAATGTAGTTCCACATACTATAAAAAATACACCAGGAAAAGCTTTAATGGAATATTCACATGGAGGTTTTGGCCAAATTGATACTTCCGACTATACTGGCATGGCACTTACATTTAGATTTAGATGCATTAGCGAAGATTTACCCGAAGGTTATTATGACAGAGATAAAGCTTTAGCTTTCGCTAATGTCGGTCTAACATCATTTCAAGATAGACAAGAAGCTAATGGAACTTATTGGGTATACAACACATCTACTGTTGGATTCGGTTCATGTTATCCGAAAAAAGAATTTGAATATGATATCAATGTGACATATACTACACTGTTGCCATCTGATCCAGAATTTACAACGGGGGGAACTAACTATGCTCAATCAGTTACTGCAGTTCTGGAAGAATCATTTATTAATTTACAAAATCAAGTTAATGAGATGTTAACAAGAATGAACATTTCTGATCTTACTTCGGGAGTTATGTCTGTTTTTTCTGTCGCAACATCTTTTCCACAAATTCTTGATGGTATAAGTGATCTGTTAAAAGCAGCTTCATCAGCTTTTAAAAAAGTGAAAGGAAAGGTAGGAAGTGTTGCTAAAAGACTGAGAGGGAAGAGATATGTTAGACTTTTTGATGAAAATGTATCAATCGAGGAGACTCCCAGATTTCTTGATTCAATTAGATCAAGTAGACGACCGTCAATCTTGTCCAACATGTTCAATGACGACGAAACTTTTACTGCTTTGCATACTTTAGCAAGTAGAACGAATTCCGTTGCAAGTGATGTGACATATTTACAGCCTATAATAACAACAAGAATAGCAAACTCGACACCTCCAGTTATTGCACCAGCATCTTCCGTAACATATGCAAAACTAAAAGATATTTCAAAAATTATCAACGCGGAAATTGATCCAAAATCAATTATGGAGTTTAACCAAATATCTAATACTATCAGCATATTAGATTCAACAAAGAAATTAGCACAATATGCTGTTGATCCAGACATTATAGATGGTATATTGAATAAAATGGTAGGTGGACACGCTAGATCGTTATTTTCACTTAAAGTTAGGAAACATTTGTTAGATGCCGTGGAAAAGGACGCATTCGTGAAATATAATTATCACGATTTGATGGGTAAACTATTAAATGATAGAGAACTGTTAGATATAACAAATAATCTATCCTCGCAAAAACAATTCGAATTAGCAAAAGAATTTCGCGATCTGTTAATTAACGCTCTTGCCTAGATGATATGAAAGAGATCTTTAAATATACCC